TGTCTCCACCATTGCATATCTCACCAAGCATTTGTGGAAATATTACATTTGATAAAATCGTCTGGTCTTTGTTGTTCTCACAATTAGCAATACAACCATTGCCGATGTATGCTGCACAATTTATAATGACAGTAGGAGCAATATCAACAACCAATCTACTTAACTCTCTGTATGAGTATTGGCTGCCATCCGACTTTCTCGACCGAACACATACAGTTTCAATGTCTCTAAAATATTGAAGTTGATTTACAAACTCCGTTCCTATGTAACCACTAGCTCCAAAAAGTAAAATTTTCATGTCAACGTCCTTTCCAAATAGGATTTATAATCAGAGTTTGGCAGTCTTGAAATTAAGTTTTCATATTCTACCCTGTTGATAAACCCGGCTTTATAACACTCTTCTTCAATACAACCAACCATCACGTCTTGTCTTTCTTGAATGGATTGGACATAGGCAGATGCCTGAAATAGTGTGGTGGGTGTTCCTGCATCCAACCACGCTATTCCCTTTGGCATGATGATGGTTTCAAGCGACCCCTCTGACATATAAGACCTTATTATGTCGGTAATTTCCAATTCGCCTCTTGCGGATGGTTTTACTAATTTAGCAAAATCTACAACTCTCTTATCAAAGAAGTATAATCCTGTTATGGCATAATTACTCTTGGGATGGGCAGGCTTCTCTTCAATGGAGATTGCTTTATCCATACCATCCAATTCTACAACACCATAACTTCTTGGGTCTTTTACCTTATAACCATAAATGACGCCTTTATCGTTATTTACCATCGGTCTTGGAAACTCTCCGTGAAAAATGTTATCTCCAAGAATTAAACAGACGGGATAACCTTTTATGAAGTCTTCTGCAATTAGAAAAGATTCAGCCAATCCACTTGGCTTATCTTGTTCTTTGTAAATGATATTAAGTCCTAGATGTTTTCCATCACCGAAAAGTTGTTTGTATAAATGAATATGTTTTGGAGTGGTGATAATACAAATATCTCTAATACCACTTTGTATTAGAGTGCAAAACGGATAGTATATCATAGGTTTATCATAAACAGGTATTAACTGTTTATTCGTAACAATAGTTAACGGATACAACCTTGACCCCATTCCTCCTGATAGTATTATACCTTTCATTTCAATAACTTCTCTTTCCAATCTTTTACCAAAGGCTTTACAAACATCAGTTTCTTCGCCACTTTCGTTACTTTATAGCCAGAATTGTTATGTTCACCCAAGTACCCGGCATAACGCTTAAGGCACTCTTGAGGGTTTTCCCTAGCCAATCTACCCCTTTCACCCGTTTCCTTCGCCCACAACCCAAGGGGCGTCTTCCTGATGTGGTTTCCCATCGTCTCACCGATATTAGTCCAGTTATCAGCTAAATAGCAAGAACCATTTCGTGATTTGTGATTATTATAGTCTTCGTCTCTTTCTGGTTGAATGAAGGTTTCTATCAGAATGAGGTCGTCGCCGTATTTCGACTTCCATCGCTTTGCTCCCTCAATTCTTAACTGTCTAAGAGTTGAAGATGCAGCATTTTTTATGGATATTTTTGGTTGAGCTAGACAAAAACGGGAGTTATTTGCCAAGTGACGTAGATTCCTCATCTTGGTTTCATTATCCCAACCAATAAAAGCTTCTCTGACAGCTACGGCAATAGTAGCAGAAGATAATCCTACAGCACCAATATGATTTCCTGTTATCGTCTCATATACCAACCATCGGATGTTTCTTGTCGGAGAATCCTTATATTTGACATAACTGTGATAGGTGTCAATCGTATTCCTGAACATCTTGTTTTGTTCTGGAGTTGAACATTCAACAAGATTCACAGGAGCGTCGGTTTTTACACCAACGTCAATAAAGGACACTTCAATAGACATAACTTAATCTCTTCGTTAAGATAAGTATTGTCTATCAGTGAGTCCGTAGTAATTTTATTACCTGTTAATCGGAATTCTCTATCAATGGCATTCTCCATTTCCATCCGAACATCTGACCGTGATGCACAGATTGGGTCATTCTCAGCTTCTTCGGCATTAGGAGCATCATCATACACTTTCCGTATGACGGGTGTTTCTATGAAATCGTCAGGATAGTATTGTTCAGGATGTTCAGTCCCATCCAATTCTGGATGCGATTCATAATCGAATTTGTAATCAATATCATTTACCATATTGAATTTACTCAAATGAATAAACCAACCACCCCACTTTTCATGAACCCACTGAACTTCATTTGGAAATCTACAATCACTGATGAAAACTACATCTGTCGCTTCTTTTGGATTTATTACGTGAGTGTTGTGCATCGCACCTATCAGGTAATCAAGTTTTTCTATCCAGTATTTACCATTTGATTGTATTCTTTTTCCACAACCATGAGCGACCAAAAACGGCCTGATAAGTTTCTTTTCTTCCGCGTCATCAGTCCACGCACTAATTCCGTAATATTTAAGTAGGAATGGGTCAATCTCTTCTTTTAGAGCATCGGCGAAGGCCAATCTAGTGCAACGATATCCATGTTCAGTTAGAATTTTTCTGGCAATCTTTACAAACGTATCTTTGCCACTGCGAGCGAATCCGCCCACGCCTATTACGATTGGAGTTTTAGTTGTCATAACAATTACGATTCTTCTTCATTTCCTTTCATAAGAGATTCAACATCCTTATCACTCAAACCATAAGAATGACAGAGTTCTTTTAGTTGTTTGTTGCCTTTTTCACTTGAAGATAATATAGCAACATATTCTGCAGCCTCTTTTTTAGAAATTTCGAAATAACGAGCCACCAATTCAAGTAGTTCGTCGTTGTGAGATTTAGTCTTGGATTTTACCCACGGGTAGAATTTTTTATCTGGTGGGATTAGACCAATGAGAAGTTGATAGAACTGTGGAGACGGTATTTTATCAAAATACTTAAACAATGTTGAAACGTCATCCAACAAAGCAGAATTCATGCTTATTGCTTTCAATATCATGAAATGATTGAAAGACTTTTTATCCAAATCCGTCAGACTCTTAAAATAGTCCGGGTCTTGGATAGACCGAATGTGTTTGATGTGGTCAAATAAACCAATGCCCTTGGCAGTTGGTTCAGTCTTCTTCCGTCCCCGTTTCTTTACTTCCGGAACGGGGTCTGATTTGTCTTTTAAGGGTTTTGTCACGTTTTCTCAATTCTCTATACAATTCTTTAATGGTTAATACTAACCTATTTTGATTACGTTGTAAAGAAATTATATCGAGAGATATCTTTTTCGTTTCCCTTTGAAGTTTATTATTTCTTTTGTATAGACGAAATATCAAAAATAAATTGACTATGAGTGCTAAAATTTCAAGAGTTGTTAATATCATTATCTGTTAATTCCGGTTCTGTGTTGGAGTCAGGTAAATGTGGTTTTGGTGCCGTAAATCCACCGTGACTGAACTCTTTGAATTTTTTACTTTGTCGGAAGTTTTGATCTCTTCGGTCTTTCTTCCATCTATCGTTTCTTTTATATGTTTTTCCCATATTACACCATCAACGACCCACGGCATCAAAGAACTGTTTTTTGGCTTCTTCGTATGTCATATTGGTCATTACATTGTAAAATAGCTTCTCAGGATTGAGACGCCCATCTGATTTGAGTTTTTTGTATCTTTCAATAGCTTTTGGCTTCCACCAATCCAAAATGGCTTTGGTGTCCTCTTTAAATAGTGGCTTCATCACTAATTCCGCCTCAGAAATCTTGCGTTGGAGAAATTCTTTTGTGTTTTCATAAAAACAAGAATAATAGACTCCACGGGTAAATCCATGACAATAATCAGATTGTTTGATTTTACAGGCTTGGAATATCATGGACAACACACGCATCTTTGCGCCTGTGACTGGGCCTGACACATTTTCCTTCTGTGTCATAGCCTTTTCATAGTCATCCTTCTTAAATTGTTTCAACCATTGGTGCCAATCGTGATACCCCTTCTCATAAGGTTTGATTGGGATTTTACCCTTGGACATACCAACAGGCTTCCACCACTTGAGGCTGTTATACATGGAAAATCCACCATACAAACTTGTAGTAGTCATACCAACCAATTTAGCAGGATTAGACTCACCAGCCCTTGGATGTTCCCATTCGTCTCTTACCTTCTTTGAAGTAACCAGCGCAGCAATAAGTTTTCCACCAAGGAAATTACTACCAAACGGTTGTGTGGGAACAATCGTCGTTCCTATGGCTGAATGTTTTAACATTTTCTGTTTCAATTTATCTTCTGGTGTCCAACCAAGATACTTGTCTCTATCAGAAATGCAAATAACATCACTAGCAATTGAAGACACTCCCAACACTCTGCCGGAGTTTTCATCCATCATCAAAAATTTGATAAATCTACCGGGAGCTTGATTGTATTCTGCGCTACTACAATAATATCGAAGTGTTGTCCACAACCGTTCCAAATAATCACCTTCTACTACAACAACTTTTGGTTGCAGTTCGTTGATTTCTTTTATGGTAAGTTCTTCGTTGGTAAGGTCGGTTGGTGCCCATATTTGAGCTTTTGCCTGTCCGTCAAAATCTGTGATGTAATCAGTAAGTAGTTGCATTTCCTCCCATTTTTTTCTAAAAGTAAACTCTTCTACATCAATCTTGGTCAACCAATCCAAATCCGCAATCAACTTCTTCTTATTTTCCTCAAAATCGAAAATGTCTTCGCCTGTGATATTTTTATAAGCATCATTATTGGCATATTTTTTGCCAGATTCATTTGCTTTCTTTCTCTCATCCAAAGACTTTTGTTTAATATCTTTGGAAAGGGGTTCAAATTCGAAAAAATTGTCCATACTTATATTGTAATATGCTTTCTATTAAAGTCAACGATAAACAAGTTATAAAAACTTATACATACTATCACTGTTTTAAACTCAGTGAGTCGTCTTATGCTTTATTTGATGCTAAAATGGATATGCCTATAGTGATAGGTTCGTTGTCAGTTATAAAAAGCACCAAAATATCTCCAAATTCCGTTGTATTTTTGTATTCCCGAAAATCACAATTTTTATTTGAAAAGGGCGCAAAAAAAACAATAGAGTTGGGTGGTAGCGTCAAACATACTAAACCACCATTAAGGTATCACTATATTGACGATAGTAAATTATTCTACAACCATTTCAAATTAAGCGGTGTTTTATCGGTGTTATTTGATGATGATTTTCATATGCCTATAGCATATGGGTCCAATCAAAAAATTCAAGCCATACTAAATAAAATCAGTAAACAAGCAACCGTTTACTATTACAAAGAAGATGCTTCGATAAAACATTCATTCAAAATGTTCATGACGTATGAGAGCAAAAATTAAAGTGCAACTTTAATATCAAACTCACATTCAATCAAACTTTCGCTTGGGCCGCCCATAAGGGCTAAGTCCATTTGTAAATCGTCTTTATCCAAACTTATCTTTATAATTGCCTTCTTCTGTATGTCAAAAATGCCATACACATGCATATCAATTATCTGTAGTTTTTTCTTTTTCTTGATAGATTTCTTTTTTTGCATGGGTATGGCACCTTAATGACAATTAGGCGTTTACAGTGGAAGATTGAACGGTGGGTTTTGATGTGATGTTCGTAATCGGAGTTACGACGGGCATTACAGTTTGTGTGGAGATTTCCATGACTGTCATGATTCTTGGCATATCCAAAGAAATTCCATCATTCTTTGCATTGTCAATGGCCAACTGTTTTACGGGACGAACCGAAAATACCAATTGTGGTCGTCCTTTACCACAATTTTTCTGACCGATTACAGCGACCAAATTTTCATCACTCACAGCCTTATTCAAACGAAC